CACCCTCAATAAATAAGAGTGTGAGGCTTAGCACAGTCTCAAAAGAAAACTGGAGGATATAATTATGGGAAGACCCCCTAAAAGAGGGCTCGACTATTTCCCAAAAGACACCAGTTATTATAGCGACTTTAAAATAATGGAGTTGCTAGATGAATATGGGCCCATAGGGCAGACTATCTATGACATCATTCTCTGCATGGTGTACCGCGACGGTTACTATTTAGAAATCGACCCGAATAAGCTAGCGATGAAAGTAGTTCGTGTGATAGGAAATAAATGGGTGAAAAAAGATTTTGTGTTGCAAGTGATTTGCTCTTGTGCGGATATAGGACTCCTTCATGATGCCCTCCTGCGACAAGGTATTATCACCTCTGCTGGACTTCAGCGACGGTATGCTAACGTAACTGTTAGAAATAAAATCCATAAAGAAAAATACTGGTTGCTCGACGAAAATCTTGAAGAAAAGATTTTCGAAAAACAGGAAAAAGACACGCGAGCTTTATTAAGTGTACCCTTTAATCAAGTTTCTGTTACAGAAACCCCTATTCCTGTTACAGAAACCCTCATTTCTGCTACAGAAATGACTACAAAAGAAAAAGAAAGTAAACAGAAGAGAAGGAAAGAAAATAAAACAAAAAGCAATTTGTTGTTATCGTCTGCACCGAAGAAAGTATCTGAACTTAAAGAAGTGTCTGAGCTTAACAAGGTACATGACAGTAACAGGATGCCAGATCTTAATAACGCAGTCGAATTAGCAGAGTATTGCGGAATTGAAATCACACCATACATAGCACAATCACTTATTCAATTATGTAACCAATACAGTGATGAATGGGTATGCGAGGCTATAAAACAATCGGCGGACAATGCTAAAAAAAGTTTAGGATATGTTAAGGGCGTACTGAAAAATTGGGAAATTGGTGGGAAAATAGAACGCAATGGTAATCAAAAGCCGGATGAAAAGGAAACAGGTGAATTTGATGATTTATAGGAGGGAAAAATGACGCGGGAAGAAGTAAAAGAGATGTTCAATGTGATAAAAGCAATCTATCCGGCATTTCAAAAGGATGTGCCAAAACAAACAATATCGCGAGCGATAGATTTATGGACTGCATTATTTGCCGGTGATGATTCTAGGGTTGTCATAGAAGCACTTCATGCTTATATAAGCACTGATTCAAAAGGATTCGCGCCAAGTCCCGGACAAATTAAAGAAAAAATGCACATGATATTTTCAAAAGAAGAAATGTCAGAAGTTGAAGCGTGGGGATATTTGAAAAAAGCTATATCTAAGGGTGGGTATCATGCGGAAGAAGAACATAAAAAATTACCTGATGTTATCCGTAATATAGTAACCCCTACACAAATAAGGGATTGGGCAATGTCGGATGTAGGTGCGGAGCAAGTGATTGCATCAAATTTTATGCGTTCATATCGGACAAAAAAGAATATGCAAACAGAACTCAACAAATTACCGCAAACGGCCAAAATGCTCCGCGAAGCAATTTTAGAAAAAGAACAATTAAAGCTACAATAAAATTTAAGGAGAAAAGAAATGAATAGTGTAATTTTAATCGGAAGAATGACAAGGGAAGCAGATATTAGATATTCTGCCCAAACAAATATGGCAATAGCAAGGTTCAGCCTTGCTGTGGATAGACAAAGCAAGGATAAACAGGCAGATTTTCCTAATATAATTGCATTTGGAAAGACGGCAGAAATTATAGAGCGGTACACACATAAAGGTTCGCAGATTGCAGTACAAGGAAGATTGCAGACGGGAAGCTACCAAAACAAAGACGGGGCAACAGTGTACACTACGGATGTAGTAGCCGACAGGATTAAGTTACTCGATAAAAAAGAGAATAGGGAAGAAGTCGGCGACAATCCTTTTTCCAATCTTGAAGAAGTAACGGATTTACCATTTTAGGAGCTAAGCATGTATCAGTTTGAAGTTTTGGGCGAGCCTATTGGAAAAGCCCGCCCAAGAGTTACAAGATGGGGAGCGTATACCCCGCAAAAAACTGTTGATTACGAAAATAAGATAAAAGCGGCATATGGGGGCAGATTTTACGAGGGATATTTGCAAATTGATGTAAAAGCATATTTTAAAATACCAAAATCGACGAGTAAAAAGAAAAAAGAATCAATGCTTATGGGCGAGATAAAGCCGGATAAAAAGCCGGATATTGATAATGTACTTAAAATAGTGCTTGATAGCCTTAATAAGACAGCATATAAAGACGATGCACAGGTAATAAAAGCCAGTATAACAAAAGAGTATAGCGATACTCCAAGAATTAAAATCACTATAAGCGAGTTGTATAAAAGCGTTGAAAAGAAACAGATTTAAAAGGAGAAGGTATGAATGCGAAACAGTATTTGAAACAAGCTTATATGTTAGACAAACTGATAAAAAGCAATTGCGAAGAGCTTAATCAGTTAAAAGAATTATCAACAAGCATTTCAGGAATAGATTATTCCAAAGGACCGGGGGAAAATAATGCAGGTGATGCAGGATTCACCAATATTCTTTGTAAAATTGTTGACTTAGAAGCAAAGATTCAAAAGCGTGTTAATGAGTTTATTGAACTAAAAGAGGAAATTCGAGAAAAGATTGATAGGATCCAGTCTGCAAATGAAAAGTTGTTGCTTAGATTGAAGTATATTAATTTTTACACATGGGAACAGATAGGTGATGAAATGAATATGTCAATTAGAAGCGTTCACAGGGTGCACTTAGCTGCATTAAGTAGTTTCCAAAAATTTTTTTAAAAACTTGGCATACTTTGTCACAAAATGCCGCACTTTGCTATTGTTTGGCACTATATATGTGTGTATAATGGTATCATGCGAGTACTGGGGAAAATCTCTAGTACTTTTTTATTTTGAGGAAAAGGTAGGTAAATCTTCATGGCAAAAGGTAAATATGAAGAATGGCTAACCGGTGAAGGTTTACTTAAACTGGAAGCATGGGCAAGGGATGGCCTAACAGATGAACAAATTGCTCATAATATGGGGATTGCACCCAAGACTTTGTACAGATGGAAAGCGCAATACAGTCAGATTTGCCATACCCTAAAAAAAGGAAAAGAAGTTGTTGATATTCAAGTTGAAAATGCGCTACTTAAAAGGGCTTTAGGATATAAATACAAAGAAACAACAAGAGAACAACGATTTAATCAACAGACTAAAGAATTCGAATTTATTGTGACAAAAGAAGTGATAAAAGAAATTGCACCTGATACTACAGCACAGATATTTTGGCTTAAAAATAGAAAGCCTGCTGAATGGAGAGATAGAAAAGGTGAAAACATCGACCTTGAAAAAGAAGATGATGGATTTTTGGATGCTATTTCAGGAAAGGTAAGCGAGACATGGGAAAATTAAAGCAAGCATTATTCCATTTCAAGCCGTTCTCAAACAAGCAACTTAAAATACTTACCTGGTGGCTTCCAAATTCGCCTGTGAAAAATAAAAACGGAATAATAGCAGACGGTGCAATTCGTTCAGGAAAGACGGTGTCAATGGCGCTGTCTTTTGTTATTTGGGCGATGGAGAGCTTTGCAGAGACAAATTTTGCGATGTGTGGCAAGACGATAGGTTCGTTTAGGCGAAATGTGCTTGCAGTGCTCAAACTTATGCTTTTATCAAAAGGTTATAAGTGGAAAGATCACAGGACAGACAATTTGCTTGAAGTAACGAGAAAGGGAAAGACTAACTATTTTTACATTTTCGGAGGAAAGGACGAACGCTCACAAGACCTTATCCAAGGGATTACGCTCGCAGGAGTGTTCTTCGACGAAGTTGCGCTGATGCCGGAATCGTTTGTCAATCAGGCAACAGGCAGATGTTCGGTTGAAGGTTCAAAGTTTTGGTTTAACTGTAACCCTGAAAGCCCTGCGCACTGGTTTAAAAAAACCTGGATAGATAAAGCGGATGACAAAGACCTTGTGTATCTGCATTTTACGATGGAGGACAATTTAAGCCTTGCCGAAGCTATCAAAGCGCGTTACCGCGCAATGTATACGGGGGTGTTTTTTAAGCGTTACATACTAGGCTTATGGGTAGCGGCTGAAGGTGTTATTTATGATTTGTTTGTGAATAGCAAAGAGCAATTTATACTGCACGAAGAACCGCAGATTAAGTATGCGGTTATCGGCGTTGACTTTGGAGGCACGATGTCCGCGCACAGCTTCACTCTTACAGGCTTTACGCATGGTATGAATGAAGTTGTGATTCTTGATGAGTACTACCATAACAACAAAGAAAACGGCAGGTTGTCGCCTACCGAACTTGAAGAGGCGTTTGTTGATTTTACAAGGCGTGCAAAGACAAGATACAGGCTTTACGAGGCTTATTGTGACAGCGCGGAGCAAACGCTCATCGAAGGGTTTGCCGTTGCCGCTGCAAGGGCGCGTTTGAGTGTTCAAATTAGAAATGCGATTAAAGGACCTATAAACGACCGTATAGCGTTTTATAACAGCATGATGGCACAAAGGCGATTTAAGATTATGAGTAGATGCGTAAATACCATATCGGCACTTGAAAACGCTGTATATAGCGACAAAAAGCAGACAAAAGACGAAAGGCTTGACGATGGCACGGTAAACATAGACAGTTTGGATAGCATGGAATATTCAACGGAAAGTGTGCAGGAAAGCATATTGTATCTTGGACTTAGGAGTTAAAACATGGAGAAAATAATACGTTATTTAAAATCGCTGGGGTACGATCCTGTAAGCAGTGATTATTACAAGTTTATAGAGTTTTGGAAGAAGTGGTATGAGGGGCGTGTACCGGCATTTCACAATTACAGGCAGTACAACGGTAAAAAGAAGATTTCAAGGATTCGAAAGAGCCTTACAATGGCAAAGAAAATTACTGAAGACTGGGCGGATTTACTACTTAACGAAAAGCTCGATATTTTCATTGATGATAAGGCTGTAAATGAAGCCGTGCATGATATCCTAAATGATAACAACTTTGCTGTAAAGGGGAACCGCATGGTCGAACTTACATTCGCACTCGGAACAGGGGCGTTTGTCGAGTATCTCGATGAGAATGGCGATATAAAAATTAATTACAT